TTTCATTTACTATTCATTAGAAACAGCCTCCTTTATGGGGTTTTTTTTAATGAAAAACCACCAGCAGAACTGGTGGCATAGTTAAGAAAAATAAAGTATAACAAAACTTAGAGCTTTTTGTTTAGAAAGTCTTTCAGCCATTTCTCGGCTTCTTTTTCTGTCTTTGGCGTAGGAACATCTACTTTTAGACTTTTAGAGTCGTTGTTCTTTGTTGTCATCACCTCGCCTTGTAGATTCACGCAGAAATAGTCTTTTTCTGTTTCTTTTTCATAAAGGTTATGAGTTCCATAATTCGTGAAAGCAAACCCTTTGTCCATCAAAAATTCTGAAAAATTAAATGTTTTATTCATGATTATAATATTTTTACCTTTCCATTGGATACTTCTGCTTTAAAGAGGATGATAACCTGTCCTTTGTAACTTGCTTTTGCCGTGATAATTTCTTTCCTCTTTTCTAAATCTAATCTGGTTTCTAATTGTGTTTTTATCTTAACCATTTTAAAACTTCTTCGGTTATAAATATTGGGCTTTTTCGCTGTTTCAAACTTCCATATCCGCCAGAGAGTAACTTTTCAGGGTAGTATCTTGATTTCAATAAAGCATAAACCTTTCTTTTATCCTGTCCTGTCGCTTCACAAAAGTCGGCTAAATTCATTGTTATTTTTGATGAAATGGAAACAAGGTAAGCGTATTTCATCGATTCAAAAACAGTCAAATCCGTTACTTTTTTATCTAAAATATCTCCCATTGTATCAAAAAGCGGTTTTTAAAATTGAAAATAAATTTATTTGGCTAAAATACTTATTTTTAAATAAATAGGCAAAGTTATTTAAAGTATTTTTGAGCATAAATAAAATTATAAATTCATGTTTGAACAAATCTTAAAGGAACTTAAAACTAAATATAAAGATTTGGGGTTAAGTGAAAATGTTTTGAAAGCTACCGCAGAGTTTTTGAGCGGAGCGGTCAAAGAAGAGAGCGAAATTGAAACCGCTGTTGCGGGGGTAGAGGGGATGTTGAAAGTCCAGCAGTCCATAGCAGACCAAAACAGAACCTACAAAGCCAAGATTGAAGAACTTGAAAAAAGCAAAACTGCTGAACCTGCTCCAAAAGAGCCGAAAAAAGAAGAACCAAAACCAAATGAAGAGATGCCTGAATGGGCAAAAAAACTAATGGAAGGCTTCACAGCAGTATCCCAAAAAGTAGAGGGCTTCGAAAAGGACAAGCAAAACTTAAGCAACGAGCAGAAACTGATTTCTAAACTCAATGAACTGGGAGTAAATGAAAATTTCTACAAACTTCAAATTGCAGGGAGAACTTTCCAAAACGATGAAGAAATAGAAACATTTGCTAACTCGGTAAAAGATGCAGAGGCTGGTTTTCTTCAACAACTAAACGACACAAAATTAGGAGATGTAAATCCTCCAAGTTTTGGCGGAAAAGACATCAAAGCAGAAGAGATAAGCCCTGATGTTCAAGCGTATATTAAACAAAAAACTCAAAACAATGAAAGGAATTAACACAGATTTCAGAAAGGGAAGACAAATCGTTGTCTTTGACCAAGTTGATGCTACCATTCCGGGCGGAGTGCATATTGACAAAACAGAAGCATCAGCAAGATTTACAGATGGAATTATTCCAGCTGGGACAGTAGTAGTTCCACACACAAACGGAACTTATAAGCCTATAAAAGATGCATTGACTGCAGCGAATGTAAAAGATACCGTAGGGCTTACCATGTCAGACATCGTAATAGATGACTATCCATTAGTTTCTATCGTAGTGGCAGGGATAGTGAGAGTAAGTGCTTTGCCTGATAAAGAAAAAACAGGGGCTGCTTTCTTAAAGACAGCATTGCCAAGAATTACTCAAATCTAAAGAGGTAAAAACTAAAAAACCATTTAAAAAACTAAAACATGAGTGTAATAAACGCAAATACAATTATTCCAGAGTTTAGAGAGGCGGATATGGGAGCAATCCTTAATTCTAATCCGCTTGGGAATTTGCAGGTTTTCAACTTTTTCCCTACTGCTTTTAGCGCAGGGCTGACATTTGGAAACTTGGAGGGAGAATTAGGAGCAAAAGTAATGGCTGATGTGGTGGCATTAGATAGTAATGTTCCATTGAAAGGTAGAGAGTTCATTGAAAAAATCAAGGGAGAGATTCCAAAGATTGAAGTAGGTAGGTCTAAAAACGAAAGAGACTTCTTCCGTATCAATGAATTGAGAAACGCTGTTGCTCTATATCCTAATAATGCTAACATCAAAAGCCAGCTTATCAATGCTATTTATGATGATGGTGTTTTTGTAGTGGATGCTATCAATGCAAGATTGGAGCATATGGGTAAATCGCTATTGTCAAAAGGTCAATACATCGTAAAGGATGGAGTGAAAATTGACTTCAAAGTGAAAACAGAAAATGCATCTTTGGACTGGTTCTTACCTGCGAATAAGGATACATTTGACCCTATTGAGGATTTCAGAAAAGCACAGGCAGAAGCACTTAAGAAAGGATTCCGATACACTACTGCGGTAATGGATTTGGCTACTTTCAACCAATTTGTGAAGTCTAAAAAAGTAGTTGCATTTACAGCATCTTTTGCACAAAATGCATTGGGAATTTCTCAAGAGCCTACATTGGTTCAGTTGAACACAGCTTTGGCTGCTCAAAATTTACCAACGATTACCATCTGGGAAAGTTATGTAAACGAAGAGGCGAAAGATGGAAGCATTACAGCTACCAGCGGTTGGGAACTTGGAAACATCCACTTGGCAACCTCAACAGATTTCGGTGCTACGCAATATACCATTTCACCAGAAGCAGGAATTAACCTAAATGAAACTTCAAAAACAACTGTTAATGATTTCATTTTAGTGTCTGTATTGGGAGAAGCAAACCCAATGAGAGTGCTTACAAAGGGGACAGCATTTGCTACGCCAGTGCTTAACAACACAAGACAGAAACTTATCTTGAAAACTAAACTTTCATAATGAATATAGGGGATTACATTAAGGAAAAATTGGCGACTTGGTCTGTGGATTTATCGGCGGACAGAATAGATGCTGAACTTGAAAGAGTGGGGCTTTCTTCTTCTGATGTGGTAGGGAGAGAGACTAATTTGGATTTGTTTTTCTACAATGTAATCCCTGACATTATGATGCAGCCAAGCAGTATTTCAGAGGGCGGTTATTCTGTTAGTTTTGATAAGGACTTAATCAGAAGTTATTACAATTTTCTTTGTGGGAAATTGGGTAAGCCTAACATGTTGGAGCAAAACAATAGCATAAAAGACATTACAAGCAGATGGCAGTAAAGCAATATCCATACAGACTAAAAGCGCTAATTCATTCTGAAGGATATTTTGATGAATCTACGGCAGAATGGACAGAAGGAACATCAGAGTGGGTAGATTTTGGAGTTTGCCGAGATGAAGGCTCAACATCCAAGAAACAAACCGAAGATGGCGAGTTTTACATTCAAACTTCTGTAATATACGCTCCGAAGTCTATTAAAAACATAGACAAAGGTACAAAAGTGCAGGTTTGGAATGGGGAAGAATTGAGATTAGAGGGCAATGTTGTGAATTTTACAAAAGACCAATTACACGCAAGGATATGGCTATAATACCGAGGTTTAATATGAGGGATTTTGAAAGAATGTTCCAGCATGCAGAAGACCATGCAGAAGAGCAGTTTATCAGGATTCTTAAATGGGTAGGCGAAAAGGCGGTAAACGAAGCGAAAGATAGCGGAAACTACGATGACCACACGGCTAATCTTCGTAACTCTATCGGATGTGTAGTTTCAGTAGATGGGCAGGTTGTAGATGAATACTTTGAAATTTCTAAACAAGGCACCGTGCCGAGTAGCGAAGACCCTTTAAAATATGGCAGAACTCTCGCTGTTGAAGTTGCTCAATCCAAACGAGGAATTGCTCTTGTGGTAGTAGCAGGTATGAGATATGCTTCTTATGTAGAGAGTAAAGACAGGGTGGTTTTAACCAGCGCAGAGCAGTTTGCTTCCCAATATCTGCCTAATTTATTAAAACAATTAAAATGAAGAAGACAGTATTAGATGGCAAACAATGGATTTTAGAACTGCTCTTAAAGGCTGGAATAAACAATGTTATCAATGGCAAAATCTACAAAGATAAGCGCCCTGCTGGCAGCCAAAAAGAGGATATTGTGATAAACTCCCTTACAATGACTAACCATTTTTTACAGAATGGGGTTTTTAATGTGAATTGCTATGTTCCGATGATTGAGGTAAAGACAAACAATGGGATAACCCAAAAACAGAAGAACGCAAAACGCCTTAAAGAAATTTCAGATGCTGTTTATTCTGCATTGAGTGAGGTTTGGGAAGAAGAATTCAATCTTGAAGTTGTTAATCATCAAGAATTTGAAGAAGATAATTTTAACTACTATAATTTTAGAATAAGCCTAAACGCTTATTATTAACCAATAAACTAATAATCAATATAATATGGCAAAGGAAGTAAATATCGGTATTGCTTCAATAAAAGTTGGAGATATCGCCCCTGATGGAGGTATGGGGACTGTTTTAGCACCATTGGGAGAAACAGCAGAAGATTCTTGCAAACTTACATTTGGTGACCAAGAAGAAACGGCTTTCTATGTGGAAGAGCATGATAACCCTATCCATGTGGAATACAAACAAGGAGATATTGATTTGACATTCAATATCTATGAATATGATTTTGACACTGTAGTAAAAGTGTTTGGGGGAAGCGTAGACTCTAATGTTTATAAAGCACCTGTAGTGCCTGTAACGATTGAGAAATCGCTGGAATTAAAACCAAGAAAAGGGAAAACATTTAAATTCCCAAGGGTGTCTATCACGGCTAAATTCACTTCTGACATTGGGAAGAAAAACCTAATGGCAATAGAGGTAAAAGCAAAAGTTTTAAGCCCTAAAAAAGAGGGAGAGCCAAGATTTACACTAAGCTAATTGTTTTTTTAATCTTTCTTTAAAGCCTGTCTGCGAGTTTTTCAGGCAGGCTTTTTTTTAAATGTAGATATGAACGATAAAAAGTTAGAACAAGAAGAAATCAACCTGCTTTTAGACAAGGGTTTTGAAATAAAGGTTCATGTTTTAGGAATCAAGAAAACTTTTAAATGCAAAAAGATGAGTTTAGGGCGAATGCTCAAACTCTCAAACATATTCATCAAAATGGAAATGGATGAAGAACTATTGACATCAGGGAGTTTTCAGGAGCAAATAGCTATGCAGTATCAGGCGGTAAGCAAGAACACAAAGAATGTAGCAAAGGCAATGGCGGTGTGCTTTGCAGATAATTTTCTTGTCAGAAAGTTTTTAGAATGGTATTTCCTGAAAAACTATACACCTAACGAGCTTTTAGAATTTGCTCAAAACCTTTTAAAGACTGCTAATTATGCAAATTTTATAACCTCTATCGCATTGATGAACGGAAACCGACCGACCAAAGCAAATCCGATAGAGAAGAAATAAAATCTATCTATGGTATTATGGGGCAGATATGCCATCATTACGGCTGGACATTAGATTATCTGCTTTGGGAAATAGACTGGCGTATTGTTCAAAGAATGCTGATAGATACTCCATCTTATGATTCGGAGAAAAAGGAGGGGAAAGAAGTAATAAAATACGAAGAACAGACAGCGGAAGAACTGGAAGAGTTATTCAACATGTATAAAAACTAATAATCAATGAACACAAATCAAGGGGCTTTATATTTTGGTGCTGGAATAGACATGAATGAATGGCGTAGGAATATCAATGAAATGCGTCAGGATATTTTAGGTCTTACCCAGCAGACACAGAGAGAAACCCAGCAGATGGACAGCGCTTTTAAGAATCTATCAATAGGCATTGGGGCTTATTTTTCTGTTCAGGCACTGCAGGGGTTTACACAGCAGTTAATCAATGTAAGAGGAGAGTTTCAGAAGACTGAAATAGCTTTTGGAACAATGCTGAAAAGCGAAGAAAAAGCCAAGTCTCTTATGGGAGAAATGGTGGATTTGGCAGCGAAAACACCATTTGGTTTGACAGATGTTACCGATGGAGCGAAAAGGCTTTTAGCGTTTCAAGTTCCAGCCGAGCAGGTGGTAGATACACTTCGTAGAATGGGAGATGTAGCAGCGGGACTTGGCGTTCCTATGGGGCAGTTAATCCATGTTTATGGACAGGTAAAGGCACAGGGTAAACTGATGACCAATGACTTATACCAGTTTATGAACGCTGGTATTCCTATGACTGCTGAATTAGCAAAGGTAATGGGTGTTGCTGAAAACGAAGTAAAAGACCTTATTTCTGCTGGAAAGGTAGGGTTTCCAGAGGTTCAAAGCGTTATCAATAACCTAACCAATGAGGGTGGATTGTTCTTTAATTTGATGGAACAGCAGTCGGCTTCATTATCTGGACAAATCGCCAACTTGGAGGATGCTATTGAGCAGATGTATAACAAGATAGGCGAAAAGGCAGAAGGCTTTTTATCCAGTGGGATACAGGGAATCACTTTCCTTGTAGAAAACTATGAAAAAGTAGGCGTAGTATTAGCAGGGTTGGTTGGCACTTATGGAGCGTATAGAGCAGCGGTATTAACTCAAGTTGCTGTAATGAAAATCGCTAACATTCAGGGAGTTTATGATGTTGCCACACGGCATTTACAAATAGGAGCAACAATAAAACAAATAGCCCTACAAAGCCAACTAAATGCTGTTATGATGGCGAACCCTTACGCTCTTGCTATCGCTGGGGTGGTGGGACTTATAGCGGTGCTGTATAGTTTGGACACTGCATTAGAAAGCGGAGCGGAGAAACTTCAGAAGATTAACAAAGAAACCGATGACTATAAGAATGAGGCTCAAAATTTAATTGGGACTATTAAGAGCGAAACTGCTACCATCTACGAAAAGCAAGAGGCTTATAAGAAACTTTTAGAGATTGCTCCTGAAACTTTCAAAAATATGTCGCAGGAGCAGATTATGGCAATGAATCTTACAGAGGTTCATAAAAAGCTCAACGAGGAATTAGAAAAGAATCAGGGCAAAAAGATAGAGGCTACTCTGGAGGACATGAAGAAAGAGATGGATAGCCTTTTGAAGTTAAAAGACTTAAATGTAGATGATGCAGATGGAAGAATATCAGGCAGAATAGAAGAATTAAGGAAAGGTATTGCTGATATAGAAAGGGCTGAAAAGTCACGAGCAGAGGCTATTATGTCCCAAAACGCTCCATTAGAAGAACAATTAAACTATTGGAAAGATGAAGAAAAGAAGATAAATGATGTTATAGAGAAAATCAAGAAAACGCATCCTGAATTGGATACTGCAAAAGCGAAAGCAGGGGAAATTCCTGCACAATTTGCAAAGATGCAGACAACGATAGATGGGTTAGATTTTACAGGGCTTATATCAAGGCTTAAATATGTCCAAAATCAAGCAGGCAGTGTTAAAAATGCTTTACAGATAGGAGAAGAAGGCTCACATAAAAAAGCCGATAAAGACTTAAATAAAAACGAGGTTGAAGCCGAGATAAAGAGACTACAAGAGGAAAAAGCTGAATTGACTGAAATAGCCCAAATCAAAGAAAAAAACAAAGAGATTGATAAATACAGGCTTTTAGCTAAAAAATGGGATGATAATCCTTTGCAATCCTCAAAACCTAAAAAACAATCAGGTGGAAGAAGTAAGGCTGACGCTCCATTAGCAGGTTCGCTTGGTGCGTTAGAGAGCGAGTTGTCTAAAATCAATGAAAGACTAAACAATAAAACTCTTATTTCTGATGCTAAAACACGAGCAACGCTACTTGCAAAAAGGGAAGCGCTGGAAAAGCGAATAGCAGAAATCAAAAAGCTGTATAACAAAAAATCTTTTGATGAAGAGATTACAGAACTGGAAAGACAGTGGAAAGTTCGCTATCAGATAGAAGCAAAATACGGAAAAGAAACGGCTAAAAATCAGTTTTCTGATCTGAAAGGGAAAAGTTATTTCGATGAGATTAAAAGCAGGTTTGATGCTTTGGACAAAAAGCAATTATCAGGAGTTAAATTATCTGATGATGAAATAAGTCAATGGCAGAAACTGAAAGAGATTTTGGACTCTCTCACAGGAGAAAAAGACCCTTTTACGAATTGGAAAGAGAGTTTAGATGAGCAGTTAAGCAGTATGTCTACTTTCTCTGAAAAGATAAACAAAATAAAGGAGGAAATAGAAAACCTCACACCAGAGCAAAGAAGTCAGGGTTATGAAGCAGAATTGCGAAACAGGTTAGATGAGCAGGAAAAAGCATATAAAGAGGCTTACAGCCAGTTTTTAGAAGAGCATCAGACTTACAAAGAAAAGGAACTTGCGATTGTCAAAAAATACGCTGACCTGATGGCTAAAGCGCAGACCGAAGCAGAGCAGAAAAGGGTAGAAGATGCTAAAAATAGAGAGTTGGGAAGTTTGTCTATGGACAACTTTATGAATAGTGATGAATGGAAAATCGCTTTTGGAGAGTTAGAGTATTTCTCACAAGACACACTCAACAGAATCTTGGCTCATTTTAGAAAGTTTAAGGAGGAAAACAAAGAAAACCTTTCGCCTGATGATTTAGACAGATTAAAAGATGGCATTGCAAGACTGGAAACGGCTACCACGAGAAATCCATTTAAGGCTTTAATCAATTCTCTTAAAGAGTATAAAAGCGCTTTGGCAGACCAAAAGAAAGCCAAAGAAGAGTTTGACAAGGCGCTGAATAGCGGAAATGTAGAGGCTGTTATAAAGAAACAGAAACAATTTACCGAAGCAGAAAGAAAAGCTGCGGAAGAAAGAAAAAAGTTAGCCAATGTTTTAGGTCAAACTCAATCCGCATTTAATGAGGCTATTCAAGGTGTTAATGATATGGCGGATGCTTTTGGGGGAATGAGTGATGCTGCAAGAGATGCTATGGAAGACATTACCAACATCGCTAATTCAGGGTTGGATATGGCGAAAAATATCGCTAGCCAAAATTATATAGGCGCTGTAGCATCAGGTATCAAAATGATAGGCTCTATTTTCAAGGCTTTAAGTGGAGACAAGAAGAAAGAAAGAGCCATCCAAAGAGAACAGCAGGCGCTGAACAGACTGAAAACAGCTTATGAAGAACTATCCCACGCAGCAAATAAAGCATTTAACGCGAGGCAATATTCCGACCAAACCAACTTAATCAAGAATTTAGAACAGCAAAGAGTGGTTCTGAATAATATGATTAACGCAGAAGCAAGTAAAAAGAAAACCGACTGGGGAAAGGTTTCTGACTGGCAAGGACAGATAAGCTCAATTAACAGGGCTATTTCTGACCTGAAAGAAGGAGTGATAAAAGATGTTTTACAGACTGATTTAGCAAGTGCAGCATCAAAGGTCGGAGATGCTCTGGTAGATGCTTTTGGTCGTGGAGAGAGTGCAGCCCAATCGTTGGAAAAAGTAGCCAACGATATGATAAAAAATCTTGTAAAGAACCAGCTTAACCTGATGTTGCAGAAAAGAATGCAGGGGACTTTACAAAATCTATTTAAAGCCACAGGACTTAATGATGATGGCACAGGAGTATTTAAAGGCTTATCCAAAGAAGACATCGCAAGATTTAAATCAGAGGTTAAAAGCGCAGGTGCAGGAATGCAGTCTTTTTTAGAGGGTTACAAAGAGATTTTTGAGGGAGTTGAGAGCAACGATGATAGTCTGAAAGGTGCAATAAAGGGGATGAGTGAAGAAACAGCGAGTGTTTTAGCAGGTCAGTTTAATGCAATTAGGATAAACACAGGCGAGATTTTAAAGAATCAAAAGCAAAATTTAGAGGCGATGAAAAACTCTGTTGATTCCCTTGTTAAGATAGAGCAGAACACATTTAATCTGTTTCAGATGAGAAAAGATTTATCTGAACTTAACAACAAGGTAAAAGGAGATGGAAGCCTTAGAGCAAGTGGAATTTAATAAAAACCAATAATTATGAATGACATCATAGAACACGCAAAAGCGCAGGGATTGTGTAACGAATGGTATGAGCAAATGAAAGCCAAGCCGACACTTAAAAACCTTTGCGAAATGTATTTCAGGGGCGATGACTGGGCAAAAGAACACGATTTCCCTAAACTGAAATATTTGAGAAAATACCGAGATGAAATTATGCAGTATGGTCTTTATACGGACTTTTCAGGAATATTAGAAAACATAACTCATCTGGCTGTTTTCGGAGACTCTAATGTAGAATTGGTGTACAACAATTTTGAGATTGCTCAAATCATCATCAGACACAATTCAAAGGTCAAAATCACAGCGAAGGACTATGCTATTTTGTCGGTTGATGTTTTGGACAATGCTCAAGTGGAAGTAGAAGAGTTTGATAATGCTAAAATCAGGATTTATAGAAAATGAGTGAAGTGATTTACAGCCTTAACGGAAAGTTTTTCAAAGATTTTAGGGTTTATATTTCAGATTCCAAAGGGCTTTTGGATAAACCTAAACCCAAAGCAAGAAAAACCTATGATTGGGCAGAACAACACGGCAGACAGATAGACCTTTCTCCTGCGAAATATGATGAGCGAGAGATAGAATTAAAAGGCTGGATAAGAGGCGAAAATTGGCATAAAACAAAGGCTGATTTTGATAATCTTATGTCGGAATTTGACAAAGAGGGTCTTGCTCGGCTAGTTGTAGATTTTGGAAAAGTTTTGGTTTATGATGTCTATTTGTCTGATAGTGTAGAGCTGAACAAAACGATAAGAAATGGCGAAATTATCGGTTCTTTCGCTTTGAAGATAAAAGACCCTAACCCTGTTAAAAGAACCTTTGTTTTAAAGGGAAACGCCTTAAATATGGCGTTTACTTCGCCTGACTGGATTGTTTTAAATATTGATGGTATAGAGGAAAACCTAAAAGGCGTTGTCAATGTTAGCAAAACAATACCTAACAGGGTTTTGTCAGGTCGGAAATACGCAGAAGCAAATGCAGAAACCACGCATTACATCACGCTTTCAGGGAATATAGACCAAATTACAGGATTGACAACAAATAGCGAGGAAGTTTGGAAACAAAAAGAAAATGAAAACGGAAATATTCCGATTCCTCCAAGTGTCACAGGGGCGTTTTCAAAAGGATTTAATAAAGGATTTAGAATATAAAAACATAAAATAAATGAGCAGTGTATCAACATTGGAAGAAATCAAAAGGCTTCTTCCTGATAATAGCAACGGAGAAATTACAGAAGCAAAATTAAGACAGAGTTTTGAGAAAACTTTTTCTGAAATAGACAGGAAAGCAGACAATGGAAGACTTGGAAGTATGCAGAGTGAAATTCAAAACAGAGCAAGTGTAGATGCCTCTAATATAGAAGCTGAAAAGTTTTACGAAGCAATAAAACCATTTATTCCTACATCCAGCGGAGGAGGGAGCAGTAGTGTAGCAAGTAGCAATGTGGCAAGTAGTCACCTCACTTCAACAAATGGTGCTGGGATGACTCTTGGTGCAAACTGGTTTATTAACACAGCAGGGTTTTATTACTCTATCAAGGGGCTTACTGACAAGTCAGCTGACAATAGTTTTGACAGATTCCTCGTTCAGGATGCCGAGGGTAAGGTGGAGAACTTCCTGCTGAACAAACTATTTAGCAGGGCTTACGACTTGGAAAACAAGGTAAGCGACAAGGCTTTCAACGGCTATTTGATGTACAATCCTACAACAAAACAGATAGGGTTTTCAGACACTGCGAAGGTTTCTACTACATTCAATGTTCCTGCAACTATTAATGTGAATGTGAAGAATGTTTTATCTAATATCAATGCCACAGCGCCTGCGAACAATCAATATTCCCAAGATATAAAGAACACCATAGCGAAGATAAAACAGCTGGAGGATATAGGCTTCACTACTGTGCCAGCATCTGACTTGGTTGTAAGAACATTGGATAGAAGCAGGTTTCCACAGGCGCTGATAACTAAAAATTATCAACTTCCTACACCTTTTGAATTAAGTGATGGAATGATTGCTGGGATTAGGTCTGCTGCCTTTCCTGCTGATTTTAGAACGAACGCTTACATGGCATCACGAGAGGGCGAGGCGCTTTATTCAGTAGGAATAAACAAAGAATTACCTACGGATAGAAACTGGGTTTTTAAATTTAGAATTTACAACAGCCCTGTTCTATTCCGAAACAATGGTTCTATTGGGAGCATTCATTTTTCAGATGTGTTAAACACTTCGCCTAAGATAGACTTAGCGAATGATATAATGACAGAGCTTAAATGGGGGGCGGAATACACAAGTCTAAACAATAGAATGACTACGCAGGTGCAGATTAATGGATTAGATGGCTTTACTGATGTTTATCTGATAAAAGAAGGAGGGCTGATTACGCTTTTCACGATAATGAAAAACACAGGAGCGATGGCGATATCATCATTCACAGCGCAAAACACGGATAAATACATTCATTTTGTCACGCCATTTACAAGTTTGTTTATCACGGATTTTGTAATTAAAGACATAAGCTATAACATTCAATAACATAAAAACAAATATCATGAACGAGAACTTAATCGTGCCTAAACAGGTGCAGGGGATTTTAGAGGAAGTAGAGAAAACACCACTCTATCTTGCGGAGTTACCAATGGAAGCGCATCCGAAACTTCCACAATTTAACCGATTTATCCGAGTGATAAACTTGGATGCAAAGAGCGAACACGAATTTGTAATGTTCGGTTATAAGCAGGTTTTAAAGGATAAGGATACAGGCGAGGAAATTAACATCCAACTGCCTACACCTGAATGGGTGGTTTATAAGGATACTTGGAGTTACCTACGAGGAACAAAGAATGAGCTTATCAATGTTCCTGTGAAAGATGAAGAGGGTAAGCCTACGGCAGAAACACAGCCGATAAAGGTCAGCAGTTACAAGTATATGCTTTGGCTGATGAAGAATAACAGAGCCACGCTGTTGCAGTTAATCCAAGGGTATTTGGCTGATTTCGTAAGGACTAAAAGCGAGGAATTGGATAAATTATGAAAGGCGTAGGAAAGTTTATCGGTGGGCTGTTTCTGTTCCTTATAGCGTGGTTGCTGTTTCTTCCTTTGTCGCTACTGAATTTCTTGGCTGTGGCGATAAAGTTTAAGGATTTAGGCTATTTCAAGAGTTCGGCGGTCAATTTAGACCGCTTCGGAAACTCTGAATTCCGAACTCTTTTCAACTTGACTTTAAAGAAAAAAGAGGGCTATAAATTTGGAAACATGGAGGAAACTATAAGTTCGGTTTTGGGTAAAAACCAAAGAGATAACACGCTTTCATTTGCTGGTAAAGTGCTGGTATTCATTCTTGATACGATAGACAAAAATCATTGTAAAAAAAGCATAAAAACATTTGATAAAAACCAATAACTATGATTGTAATACAAAGAACAGGAACGCTGAATTTAAATAACAGAAGACCTATCAGAAGGGTTGTAAGTTCTCAACACAAGCAGGTGCTTCTTTCAGAAGATGTAATAGACATTAAGGTAGAAAGTAAAACTCCTTTGGACTTTTATATAGGCGATAAAATAGAGTATAGCGGTCGTTTTTTCTATCTTAACTCAATGCCTAAAGTTGTAAAAGAACAAGGTTTTTACTCCTACACTTTGACTTTTGAGGGGGCGCAGTATCTTTTGCGCAAGAAGATTTATTTTAACCTTGATAAAACAGGTTTTCAGACTTCGGCAGATTTCCCATTGACAGGCGAAATAGATATTTTTCTTAAAGTATTGATTGACAATATCAATTCTGTGGAAAATGGCACTTGGATTTTGGGAGACTATCCTAAAAACATGGATGCAAAAACGCTTACTTTTTCTAATGAAAATTGTCTTGCTGTGCTACAAAAGATTTGCAAGGAGTTTGACACAGAATTTGAAATCAAAGAAGATGTAAATACTGGGACAAAGACCCTTAACATTAAGAAAATAGGAAATACCAAAGATTTTGTTTTTGAGTATGGCAAAGGTAATGGTCTTTACTCTATCAACAGGGATAATGTGGCTGATGATGTGGTTACAAGGCTCTATGTGTATGGGAGTTCAGACAATATTCCATCTAAATACAGGGATTATTCTGAAAAATTAAGAATGCCTCAATCACAAGGGGATTACCTGCAAGATGATGAGAAAATAAGACTCTTTGGAATGAAAGAAGCAGTTAAGGTGTTTGAAGATATTAAACCAACTTTCAAAGGGATAGTTTCAGGGGTTGGAAGATTTGATGAAGCATCAAAAACACAGGAAATCTTTGTTTCTAATATGGATTTTGACCTTATGGAGAAAGACCAAGAAGGGAACACTAAATATCTGATAGCAGGGACACCAGCAAAACTACATTTCAATAAAGGGAATTTAGCAGGATATGATTTTGAACTTCTTGCGCTTACAGGGTATAATCACGCTACGAAATGCTTTAAGGTAAAACAATTTACAGATGAAAGAGGGCAAAAATTCCCTGACAACAATACTATTTTCAGTTTTGAAGTAGGGGATGAATTTACCATAACAGATATTGTGATGCCTGAAATGTATATCGCAAGGGCAGAGGAGAAACTTTTGGAAGCAGGGAAAAACGAATATGCTAAACTCTCTCAAAACAATACAAAATACAGCATCGCCATAGACCCTATGTTTTTGAAAAAGAAAGGGAACGAAAGCACTGTTTTCTTTGAAATTGGCGACTATATCCGTGTGGTAGATAATCCTTTAAAGATTGACAAAACGAGCCGTATTATCAGTATGACAAGGGATTTGCTGAATCGTTTTAGTTATACCTTGGAGATTGCAGATACTTACGAAGTGAGTTTTACAGCGAGTGTTCTGAACGATATTAAAGACACGAAAAAGGTGGTAAAATCTCAAACGCAGGTTATCAGGGAGAATTACAAAAACGGCTACAAAAACATTTTGGAGTTGAAAGACAGCATTTTTGATACTGATGGACACTTTGACCCTGAACATATCAAACCGCACTCTATTGATACCAATATGTTAAGCGTAGGGGCGAGAAGCCAGAATTTTGTGCTGGAGGATGTGGTTTTAAATCCAAATGTAAATGGAGTTCCAGCCAATGTTTCTATTAGTGGAGGAAGATTGGTTCATTTCTCTATTGCAGAGAATATTAAGGTCTGGGAGCTTTTACCATTACAGCAACAGAACCTGCTGGATATAGTGTATTATGTTTATGCGAAAGTAGAGAAAAACGGAACATCAGGAAGTTGGCATATTACAACGGACAAAATCAAGTTTGATGAGATGCCAGATTATTACTATTTCCTTTGTTATCTTCTTTACACACCAAAGGGAGGAAAGAGAGAGGCAGAGGCAATGTATGGCAATGTAACGATGCACGGCGGACAAATCACAGCAGGGAGAATAAAATCCTTAAATGGACAGACTTATTTAGATTTGGATACAGGGGAGATTTCAGGGAAGATTACATTCGTAATGCCTGATGGGACAACTACTTCCAATGTAGAGAAAGGAATGCTGGGGAATACCATTATAGAGGGCGGAAAAATCAAATCTACCCTTATAAATGTAGAAGAAATTGCCGTAAAAGCAGGGGAGCATGTAAATGCAGATATAGGGGATATTAAGAAAAAAACGGATAATTTTACATCTATTAAGGGCGGTCTTGTTTCTTCTAATATTATTTCTGTTGGGGATGATAAAGACAATCAGAATGCTTTTATTTCAGGTGTTACTGACAAGGGAGGAGAGAGTGTAAGGTTTGGCGCTGGAACTGGTTATAAAAACAAAGACAACGCACCTTTCAGGGTTTTGGATAATGGTAAGATGATTGCTGAAAATGCGGATATTTCAGGTAAAATAGATGCTCGAGAGGGGAAGATAGGAAGAGTCAATATAAGAGAAGGCTGGCTGACTGCTGGTGAAAGAGGCAAGAATGATATGTATCTAAGTGATGAAATGTTTGGAATAACTCAAAACTATGATGATGATGATTTGATAGGTGGAACGGGTTATAAGAAGGTTTCAATAGGAAGAACTACCACAGTTTCATCAGACCCTAAAAATGTAGGTGCTGCAATGAAAGTAGAACACAATAGAACTCCTAAAATCGCTTTTACCAACGATGAAAATGTAGCCTTGCAGTTAGAAGCGAAAAACAACCAAAGGCAAAATATCGCTTTAGATATTATACAAGGAGATATTCGTGTGCTGGGAAAAAAGGGATATACAGGTAGTTTTAGTATTGTTGTGAAAGACTCAAGTGGATGGGGGGAAAATAACATCACTACCAAAATAGATGTAACTAACGGAATAATAACCAATGTGACCCAAAAATAATTAAAAACCGCTTTTAAAAAGTCTATTTTTAGATACGCTCTAAAAATGGGCTTTTTTTATTTAGTAGAGAAATAGGGAGTATTTATTTTTGAGCTTAATACAATTTTTAAGTTTAAAATGATGAATATTAGGGAGTTTGTTTTGAATAATTTGGTGTTGCTGTACAGAGGAGGGCTGTTTGTGAAGATAAATGCTTCGTTCAAATTGTGTATGCTTCCTGCGGTGGCGGTTTCGGTGTTTGAGTATTTTTCAGGGCTTTATACTACGGATTTGTCTTTCCTCTATGGCGTGTTATTCGT